CCAGATCCATGGTGAAGGTATCGCCCTCGTACCATTTGATTACACCGTTTACCACACGGGGGCTTTGCTCCGCGCTGGGCAGATTGCTCATGTCAATCCCCTCCTTTTTACATAAGAGCATAACAGAAGCGGCGGTGGAAACTCTATCCCACCGCCGCTTGACGTTATTCAGTTCACCCCCGCGAACAGCAGCCGGAAGGTCTCCCGCCCCTTGGGCGTCACCAGCGTCTGCGTCCCGCTCCATTGTGTCTTTTCATTAAAACACTCCTTCACCTCGAAAAGGCCGTTGTTCTTCTGCTCATACGGCAGCAGCTTCCCTTTCTTATCCCGATAGATGTACTTTTTCTCCAGCAGGAACGCCACAAACTTCTTGGGCGGCGTGTCCAGCTGCTTGGCGGTCTCACGGAAGTTGGTCAGGGTATTCCGCTCCACCAGCTGGTCAAAGTAGTCCGCCTTGGGCCGTGCGATCTCCAAGTCCACCACCAGCGCCGCGTTGGATACCTCCAGCGCCTTCCGCTTGTCCGTCTCATCCTTCAGCGCCGTCACCACCTTCAACAGATAGTCCGGGTTCAGGATCGCCGCCTCCAGCGTGTCCTGCGTCATGTATGCCCCGTGCTTGCGGATGCTGGGCAGCACCTCCGCCGTTACCCACTCCGTAAACCTCTCCGCCGTGGGCAGCTTCGACCCGAACACCAGCCGGTACAGGTCACTCTCCGGAATGAAGGACATTTCCTGTTCGCCGCTGGCGGTGGGGGTGCCCCGTTTCAGGGCACCCTTGCAATGGGTTGCGATTGCGTTTTGCGGTTTTGCATATCCCAGCGCCTTTGCCACGTCGCTGCCGCAGAAAAGCACCCTTCCATCCTCCTCCAGCGTCCGCACCTCTCCGAACTCCGGGTTGTTGAAGATCATCAGCTCGTTCATTGTGCCTTCACCCCGTTTCCCTTGTACTGTCTGGTTGCCCCGTCGATCACCGGCTGCATGTCGTTCCGTAAGTCCAGCAGATTGCTGAGCGACAGCGCCAGCGCATTGGTATATACCGCCATCCCCTGATAGTCCGGGTTCTGCTGGAGATCGTTCAACTCGTCGATCACCAGCTGAAGCGGCGCATAGCACAGTTCCAGTCTGCATTGCAAATTCTCCACTTCATTTGCAACGTCCCAAAATGTCCAAGTCTTTGCCATGATGAAAACCTCGTTTTTTCTTGATTTTCACCGCAGCGCAGGTTATAATAGATTTAACCTGCCGCTCCGGCGGCTGGGGTATCGAGCGTATGGGCCTGCCTGCAAGCTTTCAGCCCATGCGCTCATTTTTTGCCCAAAAGTATGTGAATTCCGCGCATGATGGCGTCGGTTCTGGACACGCCAAGCTTTTCTGCACATTCTTTCACTTCTTTTGCCTCCACTTCCGTTAGCCGGATATTTAAATTCACTTTTCGGCTACTTTCAGCTTTCGGCGGGCGCCCTGTTTTCGGGGACATTTCATCACCTCACTTTTGCCCTTGCATAATTAAAATATATTATGCGCGCGCAAAAGTCAACCCCCATTTTCAAAAATTTTATTGACGAAAAACAAATCAGTGGTTATGATAAGAACAACAAAACTCACAACATGGGGTGGACAAAGATGAAATGGTTAAAAACAAGAAAAGGCACAGCTTTGCTTATGTTTCTCATTTCGGTGCTGTTCGCGGTGGCATTAGGCGGACTGTTTTCCTTGTTTCAGAGACGCTTTTTGAATTCCGCCCTTATGATGTATCTTTTATTCTCGGCCCCAATGTCGCTTGCGGCGGTACTGCTGCTGATTACAAATATTCCGGACGATTTTGTGTGGGGTATCGCTTGCGGCTGTTACTACGGGACTTTAGGCATAGCAGTACTCATAGAAAAACTTGGGTGGGATATGTCTGATGAAGCACGCTTTACGATCAGCGCGGTCATTGCTGTGCTGATATGCTATATTGTGTGGTTGAAGAAAAAGCCAAAAGAGAAGTAAAAAAGAGGGGCCTGCGCCCCTCTTTTTTGTTACCACGGTGCCCTTTTGTCTATGGTTTTCTCATTGATATCGAAGGCAATGGCCATGGCCCGCTTCTGACTGGCAGAAAAGGCCAGAGAATTGATATACGCCAGCTGCTTGTCGATCTTGGAATAAGCGTCATTTTTGCCGTCCCCGTCATAATCCTCGCCGGTCATGCCGCTCATTGCCGTCTTGGCAATCGCCGTGTTCACAACACCCGCGCCGCTCATGGCCTCCTTCACCCACTTGGTCGGCTCGTAGCTGCTGACCACCTCGGCCTTTGCCACCTCGTTGGCGGCGCTGTAAATGCGGGCAATGCAGTCCGCTTTCTCTTCGTCGGACATACTCCGGTATGTGGCATTTTGGGTCAGCTCCGTCAGCCACTTGTACGCTTCGCTGCCCTTCTTCTGGGCGTATGTCACATACTGTTCACCCGTCAGGTCAACTCGCTTCTTGTCCACGTTGAAGTACTTGCTGGCGCGTCTGGGCAGCACGCTCTCCCCCGTGACCTCATAAAGCCGCAGCAGTTCTTCCTCCATCGCGCTCATGTCCACAGTGGAGGTGTACGCCGGGTTCAGGAAGTTGTTGAAGGCTCGCGTTCCTACTTCGCCCGTACTCTCCGTCCGGCCCCATGCGTCGATATAGGGGATCTGGCTGTAATCCCAGATGGGGATCTTGGCGCTGGCCCGTCCCAGCGCGTACTGCACGTTGTTGGTCAGCTTGGAGTTCTTGCTGGTGAACGTGGTGTACCGCAGTCCCTCACCCGTGCGCTCTGCCTGTCCCAGAATGGTGGGGATGCCCTGTGCCACATAGCTGGTGGCCGCGTTGGCCAGCGCCGTGGGCAGCGCCGCAAGTCCGTTGCTGCTGGCGTAGCCCACCGAATCGAACACGTCGTTCAAGCTTTGCAGGCAGCTCATTTCCAGCATCGGCTCCGACACCTGCGATACAGCGGTAAACAAATCCGCCATCGTGGCCAGTTTCGGATTTCCGTCCGTCAGTTCCCACAGGTTCACGCCCACAAAGAACGGTAGACACTCCGGGGCCAGCCAGTCCAGCGTGACGCTGGTGCCATTGGGCAGCTCCAGCGCATACGCCTGATGCCCCGCCAGCTCCATGAAAGTATTCTTCTTGTCATCGTCGTCCCCGTGCCCCCGCACAAGGCCCTGCGCCGCCAGAAAGACACCCAGCGCCAGCAGTCCCGTACCCGTCAGGCCCGCCGAAATGGCGTCGATAGCCTCCGCCGCTGTTGTGGTGCCTTTCTTTATTCCCACTGTGGCCTGCCACAGACCCCGGAGAAATCCGATGGGGCTGTACTCCACACCCCGCGCCAGAATGTTGGCCGGTGTCTTGCGGAACGGCAGAATACCCTCCATCACCGTGGAGATCGTCCGCTTCGCGCCGTTCTTGCTGTTCCGGCCCATGCGGCCCAGCTCGCTGATAGCCTGCGAAAAGGCATTGGTGTCCCGATAGGTAGCTTTCTGCGCTTCCCGGATGGCGTACTCCCGCGCCTTTACCACTTTGTCGCCGCCCTTGGCGATCATCTCCGCCGTGATGCCGTTGGCCTTGCAGTACTGGGCCATTGCGTAGGCATAGTGCGGCTTGGAAAACCATGCGTCCTCTGCGTCCAGAGCCTTGCTGTTGGCCTTTCGCGCCGCCTCAAGGGGCTTGGTTTTGAAGATCACCCGTCCCTCGTCAATATACTTGTTGGCGTTGGCAAAATCACTGAACTTGCCGCCGCCCATAGCCACGTCCGCCACCTTGGCGTAATCCTGCGCCGCCGCCTCCAGCAGCGCCTTGCCGCCCTTGCCGGTCACAAATTCCTTGCTGCGTTCCATCTTCCCGCCGGACAGTCGGTATACCGCCTTTTCAATGCCCGTGGCAACTGCGTTCTTGGCTGCCACCACCGGCATGAAAAATGCATTGCCGAAGATATTTCGTACATGGGTGCGGACATTGCCCAGCATGGCCAGATACCGCCATGCGTTCCATTTGTCCTTGAAGCGGGAGGGCATCTGCTTGCCGATATCCCGGTAGATGTTTGCCAGCACCGCGTCCCGCTCCGCCTGATCGGCGGCTTTCATGAACTGCTCCGCCAGCGTCTGGTCGATCTTCAGCTTCGGGGCCTTGTCGTCGCCGTACTCCTCGTTCAACTGTGTTTGCAGGTTCGCAATGGTGCGCTGTGCCTGATAAAGCTGCGTCTCCGGCGACAGCTGTTTCAGAATCCGGGTGGCCTGCAAGGCCTGCGCCGCGCTCCGCTGGTGCTGCACCATGTCGGAAAGCACGTCCAGCGCCGTCTCCGTGTCGCCGCTGTTGGCCGCGTTGTTATAGAGCGCCCAGCCCATGGCCGTGTTCTTCTTGGACACGTTGCCGGCTTTCATGGCCGACTTCCAGTCCGTCAGCGCCTGCGCCCAGCCCACGCGCTTGATCGTGCGGCTGGCGTCGGCAATGGCCGCCTTGTCGGAATACACCTCATAGGAGTACTTGCCCTCCAGCGCCAGCGTCTCGATATCCGGCACCATCTCCTCCGGCGTGGCCTTGGCTTCCAGTACCGTCCGCACCGTCTGGGAGATTTTTTCGTCCTCGCTGCTCTTCTTGGGCAGCTGAATGTCCCGCGCCGCCTTTTCGCCCTTGCGCATCGTGCCGTACAGACCGCGATACCCGCCCAGAAGCTCCTCCACCTTGCCCAGATAGGTGCGCTCCTGCTGCTGGAGCATGGCCCGTTCCCGCCCCAGCAGCTCTTGCAGGCTGCGGTTGCCTTCAAGGTCTTTCAGCTTGTTTTCCACAATGGCCACGCGGTTGGTGTCCTTGGTGATATCGTCCTTCAGATACGAAATCCGCTTGGCGTTTTTCTTCCCATCAGCGAGGGAAAGTCCCGTCAGTTCCGCCCGGTTGGCCGACAGGCGGGCTTCATAGCCCTCCAACCGTCCCACCGCGTCCCGGTACTCGGCAAGGCGCTTGCGCTCCCACTCGGTCTTGGCAGACCCCTCCGCCGCCGACAGCAGGATTTCCCGGTCAGTCGTGCCGCGCTGCCGGTATGCGGCGTATTTGGTCAGCTCCCGCACTTCCTGCTCCAGCTCCGTGGCGGATTTCAGCTGATAGCGAATATTGTTACTTTCTCTGAATTGCTTGACTTCCTTCTGGAACTGTGCTAAATTCTTCTTGAGGGATGCATCTGTTATGTCCCCCAGTCCTACTGACTGGGCTACCTCTGACAGGCTGCTTCTCTCTTTTTTGTTGAAGTCAATAACCGTTCCCTCGTTGATGGCGCGCTTAATCACATCGGCCCAGCCATATCGGCCGCCTTCTTCAAAGAAATTCCGCTCCGCGATGGTCAGGACAACGTGCGGCCGTGTTTCTCGGTTTTCGGGGGAGATCGTTTTTCGGGAATAGAAACTCAGCACGGCATACAGCGGTGCATTGTTGTTTCCATATTCCGGCAGCATCATAATGACCGCCGGATTTCCGTCTTTTGTCTTTGTGGAAATGGTCATGGTCGGCTCGTTGATGCTCATAATGGCCCGCGTCATTTTCTCCACACCCAAATCATGGAAATGGACATTCTCGCCCTTGCGCTGCGTCGGGCGGCCATCCTGAATGGCCTGCTCCTTGCTGACCATGTTTTCATAGGCGTGGTCACGCTGGATATAAATGTCGCCACCGATTCCCAGTTTCTCACTGATATAGCGCGGCATAACGCTGACGGGGATCAGCTGGTTCTGGCGGGTGGCCTTTTCGCTCAACGCATCGTATAGCGCCGTAGAAACCGCCTGTTCGCTGAAATTCTTCAGCTGATACCGGAACCTGCCCAGCTCCGACACCTGCGGCACAGCGCCCGTCTCAAAGAAAGCCTTGATATCGTTCAGCACCTTGCTGCTGTGGGTACCTCTGGGATATTCCGTGCTGGACAGGGTGACGCCATTCGTATCGTCCAGATCAAGAACGACCTCGCCGCGTTCCTTGCTGATGAAATCGGACAGAGTGTCCATCTGTGCCTTTGTGGGCATAACAGACAGGTTGATACCGCCGCTTTCCGGGCTGATACGGATATTGCCCTCGCCCATGAACTGCACCATTGCGCCGCTGTAATCGTCCCCGCCGTAGTCGTCGCCCAGCGCGTCACGAATGTCGCGGTGATCCACGGTGCGGTAGCCGCCGGGGCCGCCCTCGTGTTTTCCGGAGAAGTCCAGCCGCGCACCGTCTGTGGTGATGTACCCCGTCTCAGCCCACTTGTATGTTCTGCCGAAAAATGCTTTTGCGTCCTTGACATGCTGCTTTTTCTCAACATCCGAATAGGCTTTCAGGGAAAACTTCCCGTTGACTTTTTCGCCGGAAGTGGATATACTATCAGTAGAAGGTTTTGGCGAGGTTACTTCCGAATGCGTTTCCGCAGAGAAGGAAGTTTTGCTGATTACCTTCTTTTTTTCTACATCGAGAAGGTCATACAAATACGATTTCCCATCTGCATCATTGCGGATCAGAAGCGTCCCACCGTAGACGGTATAGTGGTCTACGGTTTTTTTTGCGTCCAGAACAGGAACGGCAAATTCCGTATCATATCGATACCAGCCGTTCTGGGCGTCCTTGGCGTGCTTGGGCTTTACATTTTCCCGCCACTCTCCGTTTTCGGCCAGCAGCAGCATTTCATCCAGATTGGTGGCCGCCTGCATTTTGATTTTACGCAGCGCAGGCTTCATGGTCTTTGTGTATTCAGAAGATTTATACTCTCCCGGAAGGTCTTTCCCCACAAAGACGGGCTGTGCGTCCATTAGGATCGTGGAAAACGGATGCTCAGTGTTCACCAGCGTTTTCAAATATGCCTCTGCCGCCTTAAAGTCCCGCGTATCATTCTGGGTGTCGATAACGGTCATAAGCCGTCCATCGATGTTCTTGATCTGATACCGTCCCTCACCGTCGCCCTCGCGGGCGGCGGTTTTTGTTTTCTGGGCCTGTTTTCCCGCCGCGTCATAGGCTTTCTGCCACAATGCCGCGCACTGCTCCAGTTCGGCCATGCTCTTGCCGTAGGCATCCTGTGCGGCCCTGTCCTGCGCCGTCTTGCTGCGGAACAGAGACTTCACCTTTGCGATAAAGGCTTTCAGGGCGTCCAGCAGTTTCTTGGCCCCGCTGCGGTTCTCCTTGGCGAAGTCCTCAAATAGATTGCCGTTTTCCATCATGTCGCGGGTGAAGTCGGCGGCGATCTCGTCCATGGCCTCCTCCTGCGTCAGCTTCACGCCCGCTTCCTCGGCCATAGCCCGATACCGCTCCACATACGCCGCCGCGCCCTCCTCGCCGGATTCCCGTGCGCGGTAACTCATGGCGTGGTCACGGTAGGCGCGATACTCCTCCGGCGCCAGCTCCTGCATGCGGTGCGTCACCTCATGGGCCGCCACAAAGCCGAAGGCGTTGTCCGCGTCGGCGGCGATCTGAATGAGGTTCTTACCTCCGATGTACACGCCGTTGGCCTTGCCGCCGGAGATCGTGTCCACCATCTCGATACGCACGCCCAGATTCTTGCCCAGCGTGTTCAGCAGCGCCACCGTACCGGCCTGATCCTTGGCCATCTTCCGGGCGTGTTCGTTGTCCACAAGGCCGCTTTCGCTGCCTGCGCTGCTCACGAAATCCAGCCCCGCCTTTTCACGGGCAAGACTGGCCGCCGCGTCGGAAAGGCCCGCCTCATAGGCCGCCGTCTGCACGCTCTGGGGCAGTGCGCTGGCCGCCTCGCTCTTCACGTTGGCAGCAGATTCCCGCCGCAGGCCCGCCTGATAGAGAACGGTAAAACCCGCTTGCAGCTTGCCCTTGCTCTCCACGTCGGCGTTCTGCACCTCGGCCCACGCCTTGCCGCCGTTCTCGCCCAGCCCGTTCTGCCACGCCGCAGCCTCCCGGCCTGCGATATAGGCGATCTTCCGCTGGGTCTCGCTGAGATAGCTCAGATCCTCCTGCTGCATCACGGCCTCTTCCTTGGCTCCCGCCTTGCCGTACTCATAGGCGATCCGGTACGCCGAATCATACAGCGCCACGTCCTGCCCCTCGGCATAGGTGCTGCGGAACACCTCCGCCTGCGCCCCGTACTTGTCGGAAGCCTCTGTCAAGGCCGTGTCCTCCGCGCTTTGCTGGTCATCCAGCTGCACCCCGGCCTCCTGCAAGAACTGGCGATACCGCTCCGCTGTCAGCTCATTGCTGTGCTGCACGGCGGTCTGTACCGCCATGTTGCCGCCGCCCATAATGCCACCGGCCAGCGCACCGGCGCCGAAGTCCAGCGCAATGTCCTTGATCGTCTCGCCCACGACCTTCTGCTGTGCTTCCTGATGGCTCATGCCGCCTGCCATGTAGGCATTGATCCGCTGCTCCACGTCGGCCATGTCACCGTTGATCACCTTATCCCACCACAAATTGGCAAGGTCGGTGAACATCTCCTCGCTGCCCTCGATACCGCCCTGAATGGCGGCATTTTTCAGCATTCCGGCCAGCTTCTGCTTTGACGTGCCCGTGGGCAGCTTCATGTGGATCAGGCTTTCCAGACTTACCTTCTCAAAGAAGCTTTCCATCACGCCCGCCGCCACACCGGTGACAATGGCGTGGCTGTCGTCCAGTCCGCGATCCTTTGCCGCCACCATCGCGTCGGTGGCCGCCGCGCCGCCCAGCGTGGCCGAAGCGGCAGCAGGCGGAACGCCCAGCGCCGCCAGCGCCGCCGTGGCCGCGCTGTCCAGCATGGACGTACCCACACCATATGCAAACGCCGCCGCATCGCCGTGGTCATACTGGAGGTTTTTCGTCACCTCGCCCCGCACACCGCTGGCGTAGGCATAGGGCAGCATGGCCGGGGAATGGTAGTCCGCCGGGGTATCGGGATTCCGAAGCTTTTCCACCGCCGTGTATACCGTGCCAATGCCGCTCAGAAGGTTGGCAGGAACAGACAGCAACGTGCCGCCAATAGGCGACTTCTCGCCCTCATTCCGCGCCATCTCCTGTACCTTGGCGTACCGCTCCGCATTCTTCTCCCGCTTGGGAATATTGCGCTGATAGTTCACCAGCTGGGAAAGCTCGTCCTCCGAGAGACCGGACGCCAACAGTGTCTCCCGCGCAGCAACCTTTCGGTCATAGTCAGCCTGCGCCGCGGCGGCCGGAACACCCTCTGTGCTTGCCAGCACCTCCAGCGCGGCAGTCTGCTCCTCCGTCAGCTTGTCCAGCGCCTCGCGGCCCTTCACGTCGTATTGCAGGCTCTCCGCCTTGTTCAGATCGGCCTTCATGGCGGCATACTGCCGCTCCGCCTCCGTCGTCCGGTTGGCGTCATAGCCGCCGAAAGCATGGATGTTATAGGGCGCTTTCTCCTCCTGCGCCTTTTTTCCGGCCTTTTCCACCTCGGTGCGGTACTTGTCCAGTTCCAGCCCCAAAAGCCGCTGGTACTCCTGCTCAGGCAACTCCTGCTGCGCCTTTTCGTCCGCCAGCTCCTTGGCGGTTTTCTGCCGATCTCCGGCAAAGGAGAATCCCCCCAGAAACGTACCGTAGGGAGAGACTACCTGTCTCTCCCGTTTTTTCTGCTGTGTCTCCACCGGCTCCGGCGTAATCACCATGCTGCCGGGGGAATAGAGCTTACTCTTGCTGTCGCCGTATCTGCTGGGGTCAAACCCGGTTTCCGTGCCGCTGTCCACCCTCGTATCCGCAGCGCTGCTCCCGTAGATTTTGCTCTTCTTACTGCCGTATTTACTCGGATCAAATCCCGCCATGTGTTGACCTCCTATGTTAATACAGTTCGTTCATGATCTGTTCCGCTTGGGCGGCGGTGATCTCGCCCCGCTGCACGAACCCGTTCAGCAGGTTCGCTGTGCGGCGGGACTGCGCCCCCGCCTTTGCATAGGCCAGCGCCCTGCTGTACGCGGTGGTGTCCTTGTAGGAAGAACTCCCCGTGTTCTTGCTGCCGCCGGAACCGCCGCTGGAGCTTCCTCCGCCGCTGCTCTTTGCCGCCGCAGCCGCCTGTGCCGCCTGCTCCTGCTGCCACCGGAACTGCTCCAGCTGCAATTGATACTGCCGGTCGGCGTTCTCCTTCTCCAGCTGGTAATTTCTGTCCGTGTTGAACTGGTTCCACTGCTGGAGCCACTGGTTATACCCCCGGTCATAGGCGGTGTCCGCGTTGCCCTGGGCATAGTCACGTTCCGTCAGCCACTGGTTGTAGGCATCCCGGTACTTGCTGTACTCATCGTCTGCCAGATCACCCAGCATACCGTACTGCTGCTGCATCCGGTCGCCCTCATCCTGATACTGCTGATAGGCCATCTGGTACAGCTCCGGCACCACGTCGTTCAGCTGCTGCAAATAGGCGTCGTACTGCTGCTGGCCCACCGCCTGCCCGTAGGTGCTGGCATAGCCGCCCGTCAGTGCCGCCGCCTGCCCCATGGTGTCCATCATCGCCATCCGGCCCTTTTCGGCGTACTGCTTGGCATACTGCCGGTATAGCTCGTCCTGATTGATGTCATACCGGAACTTGTCCCGGTTCACGATCCGGTCATACAGGTCTTTCAGCTGATCCTCGTAGCTGTTGGCGTAGGTGGGGGCGTTCTTCTGGGCCTCCAGCAGCGCCTTCAATGCCTCCTGATACGCCTGATCCCCCGCCGCGTCATAGGTAAGCGTCGGGGTTTTGGACGTGGTGGTGCGCGTTGTCGGCCGCACCGTGCCTGTGCTGCTGGGCACCGTGCTTTTCCCGGTGGTATTGCCGCTGTTCCCATACAGCGCCCCCTGCGTGTTTTTCCCGGCAACACCGTCAACGGAAAGCCCCATGTCCTTCTGATATTTCTTCACGGCGGCGCTGGTGGACGGGCCGAACTTGCCGTCCGCGCCGCTGCTGCCCACGTCATAGCCCGCGCTCATCAGCGCGTTCTGGAGCTTGCGCACCTCCTCGCCGCTGCTGCCGATGGAAAGATTCGTATATGCCATAGTTGTTCCTCCTTATGCTGTGCGTTTCCACATGTACACCACCAGATACGGCGGCATAATGTCAACTGCCTGCCCACCGCCTGCATCATTGATGCTCAGGTCATGGGTGTGGCCGCCATCTGTTGTGGTGGTATGTGTATAATAGGCGTCAGAACCGCTTTTGCCCTCGGCTGTGGTATAGCTGCCGCCGCCACTTCTGTTGCCTGTAAAGCTATGGTGATGGTAGCCGTCTTCGGCAGCGCTGCCCGTATGGCTGTGGGCAGGCATCTGCTCCACCGTCAGCGTCACCGATTCGGAACCGCCGGTGCTTCCTGCCGCATGTGCAGTCGACGAACCCAGAAGGAACTTTCCCTCGATTTTCTCCCATGTGCCGGGAAGCGTACCGTTCGGGTCAGTATCGCTGACAGTCGTGAAAATGCTGCCCACCGGATACACCTTCTCAAGAAGGCTGTTCGCCGCCTCCTGCACGATGTCCGCCAGCGTATTGCCGCCCACCTTCAGCACACCGATAATGTTCACGTTCTTTTTGAAATCCGCGTTCCAGGCACATTCAAGGCAATCATCCGCCTCCGCGTATTTACCGAAAGCCGCGCCCTTGCCGCCATTCTTCAGGTGGAACGTTACCGCCTTTGTGGACACCGTTTTTTCATATACCGCGCTGTTTCCCACCTTATCCGTTGCGGTCAGGCGTACCACATAGCTCTGCGTCGTGCTGATAACAGCATTCCCCGTTACCATCTTCACGGTGCCGCTTTGCAGCGTCACCTCAGCGCTGTAGGATTCCGCGCCCACCGCCTTATAGGCAGCCTTCAGCGTCACGCTGTTGGCTCCGCCCAGCGCCGTGCAGCCCGCCGTAGCCCTTGCCGCGATATGCTCGCCGTCATCCGCCGCCAGCAGCGCGTCGTCGCAGCGGTAGACGCTGGCCTCCGTAATGGTGGGCGGCGCATAGTCCTGTACTTGAAGCGTCACCGCCTCCGTGGTGGTATATCCCCGGCTGTCCGTCACCTTGCAAAGCACCATGGCGTTCACGCTTGCCAGCACGCCGGTGGTCGCCGCGCCGTTCACGGCGTTGGTTTTCTCTCCGTTGCAGGTGATGGAAAACCCTCTGATGGACGCACCGTATTTGGCCGTCGCCTTCGTGCTGTCAAATGTCACCTTCGCCCTGCTGTAGCCCTTCACCCATGCGTCTACATCAGGAATCAGGCTGTTGTCCCGCGATACGCTGACCCATCCCTCCGACACGGACGGCATTGCGTCGTCCGGCGGATACAGCGTCAGATGCACCATGTTCGTGCCTCTCAGCGTTGTGTTGTAGTACGTGGCTACCGATATGGTGCAGTCGCTTCCCTCCATCTTCACGCTGTCCAGCAGCTCTGAGGGGATCTCCCACTCCACGCTGGACGCCACATTCTTTGCGATCGTCCCCGTGGCGGTGCCGACGGTGTAGGAGATCGTGTGCTTGTACCGGGTATTTTTCCGTCCCGTGTAGATCGTCACAGTCTCGCCCACCTTGGCGCTGCTCTTGCTCAGCGTCGGCACCGAAGCGGAGGTGGTCGGCGTCGTGCTTCCGCCGCTTCCGCTGCTGCCGGAATAGGCGCCGACGCTGATCGTACAGGTTATGGTCTCGCTGCCGCGCGGTGCATCCGTCTCCAGCGTAACGTCAACGTCGATGCTGCTGGCCGTCGTGTTTCCGGATATGGGAAAGCTGGCGCTGTATGCACCGCTGTTCCATTGGTTAGGCGAGCTGTTTTTCAGCACCTTCCTTGTTCCGTCCACCGTCACCGCAATGTAGTAGCCGAAATAGCTTTTGCCGCTGCACCCGCCCAATGTCACCGTCAAATAGCCGAAATAAGCCTTGCTGCTGGAGCTGTCACGGGACACATTATCCGAAAAGCTGATCGTAATATTGGGGCTTGGCCCCCACGTATAGCTCATGCATTTCCTCCGATCCACCGGAACGAAAGCCCGTTCCCGTCGTCGATCACCCAGTTGGGGAACGTCACCGTCCCCGTATGAATGCCCGTCACATACAGCGCGTCGTTGGCGAAATACGCCACCTCCGAGCCGTTGACGTAGAACGACAGCTTTGTGGTCGTCCATACGCTCATATTCTGGCTGGTGTCGATCGTCTCATATTCCTTGCCGCCTACCGTCTGCTTTGCGCCTGTTACCCGGATATCCTGACCGATGGCGATGCCGATAATGGGCGTCGCCCCGTCGTACCCCACCACACCCTGTCGGATATAGCCGTTGGTGGCGGTGATGAAGCTGTCCACCACCTCGCTGCTGGTGTTGATCCTCTGCTCCAGTCCCGCCGCCGTGGCCGTGATGGTATTCTCCATATCCTCCCGGAACGTGCCAAAGTCGGAAATGGCCAGATACTCGCTTTCCAGCGTGGTAGTAAGCATCTCAATGGTCTGCCGCACCTCATTGGCATTCTTGATAATCAGACTTTTCAGGTCGGCCTGCGTCTGCTGATAATCGTCGTTCCTACCGGCAGCGCCGGTCAGCGCCTGCGCCGTACCGGGAGAAAAGCTTTCTTCCGTCAGGTTGTTCAGGCTGCCGTTCAGCTGATCCACCAGCCGGAACAGGTAGCGCCGCACGTCCTGCAATTGCTGGGTCTGGTTCCCTTGCAGCATCGGCGGCGTAGGCAATACTACCATTATACGTCACTCCCCGTTTCCAGTATCTTTGCAAATGAGTATACCCGAACGTCGCCCTCGCCCTCTATCCTCAGTCGGAAGTGGTCGCAGCGCCGGGGCCGCACCGGCAGCAGGAAGCTCTTGGTGCCCACGCCCACCATGTGGCCGCAGTGGTGCCACACGCCGTCGGAATCATACTGGATGGCCATGTCCGCCTTTGCGCCTTTCGGCAGCAGCATCCGCAGGTTGAACCGGCTCACATATTTCTGCTCCACTGTGGTATAGCCGATCAGCCCTGTCTCCGCCGACCACTTCACCGCCGCCTCCGGCGTTCCCTGACTGCCGTGCATAGAAAGCAGCTGCTTTGTCTCCGCGTCGATGGCGTACAGCTCTCCGTCCATCTGGGTGAAGCACAGTGCGTGCAGATCATCCTCCCGGTGCCACAGGCCCTTTGCCGTGTCATAGCAAAACAGATGCCACGCGTCGGCTCCGTCCTGCATGGACAGGTAGTATTTGCCGCCGCAACCGCCGCCCACGGCGCTGTGATAGCGCACGTCTCCCAGCGCCTCCCCCACAGCGGAGGGAAAGCTGCCGTCATAGGCGCACACGCCCTCGCGGGCCTTGTAATACAGCACCTCGTTCACCACGCACAGGCTCTTTCCGCTGCCGTTCTGCACACCGCGCCCCACCGTCTCCGTCACCTGATGGGCGCCCACAGAGCTGATGGCCACCCTATGTATGATGTGTTCCTTGAAGAATGTGGGATAGCCCAGATAGTTGGCCGCCCCTGTCCATGCGCCGTCGGAGCCGACGGAAGCGGCCCACGCGTCGGTAGAGATACCCAGAAAGCGGTTCCAGTTCTTGAAATCGCCCAGCGCACAGCAGTACAGCTCGTTCACGGCCTTGCCGTCCACCATGCCGTACTTGCAGCCCCACACCCGGTTCTGCGCCTCGCATACATAGTCCATCTCCGGCACCAGCCGCTCCACTGTCACGGTGCCGTTGGTCTGTTCATAGGTCAGGTCGATCAGTCCCACCACCACGATATAATCATCGTCTCTGGCATAGATGACCTTCGTGGCGTTCAGGCCGTCAAACTGCTCTTTTACCACGGCGCTGTCGCCGTCATAGGCCACGCCGCTGATCTTCACGCCGTCATACTGTGCGAAATTCGCCCCGATACCCAGCGCCTGTATCTTGGTATACACCGTGGGCACACCCGTCCACATTTCGCTGCTGTCGCTCCACACCATCAGGCTGTGTGGCGTCTGGCTGGTGTCGATCCAGTAGTCGCCTCCCTGCGGCTCCTCCGGCTTGGTGCTGGACACCTTGCCCAATGCGCTGCCGTCGGCATTGCACAGAAGATACGTCACGGTGCCGCTGCTCTCGTAGCTCGCTTCCATGTCGCCGAAGTCGCTCATATCCTTGGTGTTGAGATACTTCTTGTCCGGCCAGATCAGCAGATACGCACCCATGCTCACCAGCTGCTTTTCGCCCGCCGTCAGCCTCAGGCCCACGATCTCATAGCCGTTGTAGTAGAGCTTTCCGTTGTCCACATAGGCCAGTGCCTCCTTGGCCAGCATACCGCCCGGTGCGGTCAGCGTAGCGTCCAGAACGCCCCGCCGCTTCCGGCTGGCCAGCATGGGGTAGTAGTCGGAGGTCAGATTCTGCATCTCGTAGAATTCCCCGTCCCCGATCCGCAGGTCGTGGTGATAGCCTTGGAACACGTCCGTCACCTGCTGCGCGGTCTTGGTTTCCTCCACGGTGGGAAAATACGGCATACTGCGCCCCTCCTCTCAAAACCGGAAGGCCGCTTCCGCAGGCAGCGGCACATGCGTCCGGTTGTACCAGTTCCAGAACGTCTGATAGGCGTTGTTGTACAGCACCACACTCTGGTTATACTTGGCCATTTCCCCGTTCTCCTTGTCGATCTGGGATTGCAGGAAATAGTTGTACACATCCTCGTCATAGGGATACGGCACCAGCAGCACCGTGTCCGGGTCTGCCTCTCCGTAGCCGTCGAACTGCGTCAGCGTGCTGCCCTCGTGGGTGGCGATGACCTCCCAGAAGATCATGCCGTCCAGCTTACTGAGCCACCGCACCTTTGTCTCGTGGTCGTACTGGTTGGGCTTCATGCGGTCAACCAGCTCCACCGCTTCATTGATGGTCATCGTCATATCCTCCTTTGAAAAAAGGGGAGCCGCCGCTCCCCTTCCTTGTGTCCTGTTGTTACTGGGGCTGTTTTGCAGCCTCCAGCAGTTCTTCCTTCTTCTGCTCCAGCATCTCCTGTGCCTCAAAGGCCCGGCGGATTTCCGCCGCCACACACGGGGGCACCATGCTTTTCTTGCCCTTGGGCAGCAGGTAATTGGTGCCGTTCACGCTGACAAAGAAGTTGGGGTCGTCGTTGGACTGTCCGCGGGGGATATATACCTCCACCCGCTCCTCCTCCACAGGCGCGGCTTTCTTTCTGGTTTTCTTCTCCTCTGGCTGGGTGGTGGAAGCGGCAGGATCGACCTGCACGCCGTCAGGGTTCTGCATATTCACGTTATTATCTGCCATGTTGTCCTCCTTACAGTATGAGAGGGGCAGGGCTTTCCCTGCCCCTCATGGGTCGTCAGTTGGCCGTATCGGTGGCGCTGTAGCTGGACACCGCCATCACGCGCAGCATGCGCTCGGGGTACAGCATCGTGGCGCCGTTGGTCTCGAACTTGTAGCCGATGGTGCTGAACTGGTTCAGCGGGCCGCCGATCTCGCTCTTGTCGTGAACGATCATCTCCGCGCCGCCGCCGTCGGGATCAATAATACCGAAGGAATCCTTGCCGAAGGCATAGCAGGCGTAGGTGGCGCCGTTGGCCTTGTTCTTGTAGTTGTTGCCGGTCAGCACCGGGGCAAACACGTCCTCGATGAAGCGCATGCCGTGCAGCTCGCCGATCTCGCCGTTGAACAGCTCCGTGGTGGCGGCGTACTTGTGGGCCTCCACCCAGTCCTTGCTCTTGCGCAGATCATAGGCTACGCTGGGGTGGATCACCATCGCGTACTTGCCGTGGATGGTGGGCACGCGATCCTTCTTCATCTTGGTCACGGCCTTGGCCACCATGTCGGGGGTCAGCTTGGCCCAGCCGTTGGGGGTGGCGCTGTCGCTGCTGCCGGTGGTGCCGCCTGCCGCCATGGTGGCGCAGCTGGTGGGGGTGGACACGAAGGTGCCGTCCTCGGTCACATTGTCGCAGTACAGCACGTTGGTGTTGGTCAGCAGCGCGTCGCGGATCAGCACCTCCTGGGTCTCCGCCAGAGACGCGCCCATCTCCTCGGTGGCGCCCAGGATCACGTCGTCATAGGCGTGCAGCTCCAGCTGGTCGGACACAGCGGCGAAGGTGCCGTACTGGTCGATGGAAGCGGTCTTGACGCTCATGCCGAACTTCTGGCCGGTGGGGATCACGCCCTCGGTCAGCTTACCGGCACGGGCGAAGGTGTTCCACTTGCGCCATTCCACGGTCTTGCCCCGGCCTCTGGGCAGAGGCTGCTTCTTGGCAAACTGCGCATACACCAGCTCCACACGGGCGTTTTCCAGCAGCTCCGTGTCGTAGAAGGTTTTCAGCTCGCCGCTGAGCGTGTTGGCGCCGGAAAAGGCGGTGGTGGTGCCGTCATAGGCGTTCACATAGTTGCCGGTGGCGTTCACCACAGTGCCCGCGTCGGCAAACAGCTGCAAATTGATGGCAAAGACCATCAGCTTGGTTGCGATAGTTTTCATGTACAATTCTCCTCTCGTCGTCACAGAGGGAGAAGCGCGGCTTACTTGCCGGGATAAATCTTCTGCCCTCTGGCCGCAGCTTCCCTGATCTGGCGCTTCAGCGCCTCACGCTGCTCACGGGAAGCATGGGCATAGTCAAATGTGGTCACAGAGGGAGCCTGTGCCTGCGTCCCGTTCTCCACAGGGCGGGCCTGACCGGATCGGATGGCGTTGGACATCTGCTCCGCCGTCTTCTGCGCTGCCGCCTGCATGGCGGCCTGCTGGATCTCCTTGCGGTGGATGGCGTAGTAGGCGTCCTCCACGCTCAAACCGCTGTTGGGCGAGGTCATGCGGGAAAACACGGGGTTTTTCAGCTCCTCCAGCAGATCAAAGGACGGAAACGTCTTTTTCAGCGCCTCGCCCTGCTGGTGAAGGGTCTCCATGTGAGCGTTGAACGCCTGCTGTGCGGCGGACTGCTCGTTCTGGGCCTGCAAGCGGGCGTTGTCCCGCCGCAGCTGCTCGATCTGCTTCACCGCCGCCACCGACATGCCCATCTCCTCGGCCTTCTCTGTATACAGGGAATCGTCCTCCGAAATGGCCTTTGCCAGCGCCTCCGGGTCTTTGCCGTCCAGCCCGTACTTCCGGGCCACCAGCTCCAGCGCCGGAGAAAGCTTGCTCAGCGTGTCCTCTGCCTGACCGGCGGTCTTGAGCCGCGCCTTGATGACGGACTGCATCTGCTTGTTGTACTCCGGGTCTGCCATGATCTCGTCCCAGCTCATCCGGGCCGGGGCTGCATTGTCTCCCTCGGGTGCGGGATTCTCGGCAGCGGCGTCCTGCTGATCGGTGGGCTGCTGCTCCTGCTGCGCGGCCTCCTGCTTGGGGGCAGGCTGTTCCATGCGCGGCGCAGGGGCTGCTTTGGCCCGTTTCGCCCGTTTTGCCAGCACGCTTTCGGGCACACCCAGCTCCCGCAAGCGCGTCTCCCCGGCGTCGGGAGCATTATCGCCCGTTGTCGCAGCCGCACCCTCGCCGCCGTCGCCGCCCTCGGCGAACAGCTGCAAGCCCAGCCACTTAAAAAGAATGGTCATACAATTTTCCTCCTGAAATTCTGCCGCTTACGACCGGCGAGTCGATGGAGTATGGCGCTGCGGGCAGGACTTGAACCTGCGCACCCTTGTCCGGATAAGCGCTCTTGCCACTGAGCTACCGCAGCATATGGTGCCGGTGTACTAACGCCGCCCACCGGCAGGCGGCCCATAGAAAGGAGGCGAAAAATGAAAGCCAAGTATAGCTTACACGATTCTCTGCATGAATCTCTATCCCACCACTTTGTAGCTGAGATTTTTCGGATACCGCTGCTGCAAAACGGCGAAGCCCGCGCATACCGTGTCAAACACCAGCGTCGTCACCGCCTGCATGCCATGCACCGGCGCACAGGCGATGGTGGTGTCGCCCTCCCGGATATCCAGCACAGGCCGCCGCACTCTCCGCCGGTCTGCGCACAGCTCCGTCACATTGGCCGAGAGCGTATACACCAGTATGCTGGCGGCGGCGCACACCAGATCATGGCCCGCTTCGCCGCTCTGGGCGTGGCCCTTCACCTTCACGATCAGCCGTTTCCGGTCATAGATCACGTCGATCATTTGTCTTTTGCCCTCCCTGTCACGGCCCCGCCGTCCGGCTGGGCGCTGTCATTGCTGCGTGCTCTGGCGTTCTCCACAATGGCAGGCTCCTTCTCTGCGTCGGTCTCTGTGGTTACGGCCGCCGCACCGCCGGCCGTGGGCGTCACGCCCATAGTCTGCATGATGTCATTGCTCAACCCCTGCACCATCTCCGGCGCGGCCTTTGCCGCCAGCTGCAAGGACAACTGCATGTACTGGATCAGCTTCTGGAACATAGTGCCGCTCTGGCTCACCTTCTGCATCACGCCGTCCTTGCCGTCGAACTCCATCATGTCAAGGCACATCAGCGCCTGATCCGTCAGCTGCGGGTTGAAGAAGCCCATCTGGAAGAATTGCAGCGCCAACTCGTTCTGGCTCACCTTGGTGTACACGTTCTTCTTCTGGGCGCTGACCTTGATATCGAACACCGGCAGCCTGTCTCCCATGCCCTCCACCATCGAGAGCTGTACCTGGGGCTTAAGACCGCTGTTGTCATAGGTAATGTACTGCTGCATGCCGTACTGTCCCACAATGCGGAACTTCCGGGGCATGTCGTAGAACTGGCGGATCAGCTCAATGCTCAGGTTCACCAGCTCCGTGTACGCCCGGTAGGCGGACAGACTGCTGTCCCGGCTGCCCTTGCCGCTGGCCTCCTGCAAGGCGGCGATGGCGCTGGCCGCTGTCACGCCGCTGCTGGTGGAGCCGGTGGCGGTCTCCGTGTTGCCGCTGGTCTCCCGCAGTTCCTGAATGATCCGGTCGAGGTAGTTGACGTACACGCCGTCCAACGGCTGGAACGGTATCTGCCGCAGACTGTCCTCCCCCAGATTGCCGTTTACGTTGACGATGCTCTTGGTCAGGTCAAGGAATTCCTTCTCATTGACGCCGCCGTCCTGCCGCTTGAAATACCGGGGCGTAGCACCCGCCATGGCGTTCTTGACGAAGCTGGTGTTCAACAGGTCGATGCACGTCTGAGGATTGCGGCAGATATCCACAAAGCCGTAGCCGCAGGGACTGCCCTCAATGGGGAACAGCGCGTCGAACACATAGGGATACATGCCGTGGTCATAAAGTCCCCGCTGGGCCAGCGCCGGATCGTTCTCCGTGGCGAAGATCACCTGATCGTTGACGTACTTCACGTACTGCACCGTTTTCCGGCCCTGTACATACTTGTGGTAGTAGCACTCCACCACCGTCACCTTGCCGTCGGTGGGCACCGTGTCATCGTAGAGGAAGCGGGTAGACAGGAAGCTTTGCCCTGTCAGCTTCCCCTTCAGCTGCTCCGGATACTGCTCCTCCAGCAGATCCTTGTCCATCAGCTCCGTGTGGAAGAAATACCGGCTGCGCTGGATATCGGTGATCCCCGGCTCCCAGTACAGGTTCAGCAGATTCACCTTGCTGATGGTGATGTCGCCCAGCCCATTGAGCTTGCCCTTGTCCCACACCACCTTGTACACGCCGGTGCCGCTCTTGATCTTCTGCCACGCCACGTCGGAATAGGTCTTTTCAAACTGATTCTGCTCCAGCACACAGGGGATAATGGCCGTCAGGATGTGGGCCTCGGCCCGGTCGTCCTCCTCGCGTGGCAGGATGTTGGGCTCGGGGTACGCCTCCATGGCGTCGGCGTGCTTGCTGACGATCACGTTGTGCAGCCACCCCGACGCGCTCTTAAAGCCCTCCTTGGCCATGGTCAGACTGTCGCCGCCCTCCTCGGCGTCGTTGCGCAGCTTCCACCAGTTCTCACTGGCCACGATCCGCTGCTCCGTGCGCTTTTTCCCGGTCTTGTACTTCTGCAAGACCTCCGTCAGCTTCTTCACCTGCTCCGCCCCGATGGCCGCCGCCTGCGGAGCTTCCATTGTCTTGGCTTCTTCCATATGTTCCTCCTATCGCCTCTTGAACATATCCAGCGGGTCGCTGAGTATGATCCTCGGTTTCACCGGCACCACCGGCTTGATGGGCCGTGACATGCACATATACCGCACCTCGTCGGCCACATGATCCTCCAGATCGGTGTCCAAGTCCTCCGGCTTGGTCTCGGAGTACATCATCAGCGGGATGGTGCGGATAAACGCCTTGCAGCAGTCGAATACATACATCCGGGCATAGCCGTTCTCGTCGAACTGCATCCGGTAATGTACCTGCATCCAGCCGGGAATCCGCTGGTTGTCGCCGGGGGAGAAGTAAATGCCGTACCGCATGGCAGTCTCGGCAATGCTCTCACCCCGTGAAGCGTCCCAGATAGCCGGGTCTGCCACACTGTCCACGATCTCCCGTCCCTTGAGCCACGGGTGACTGCGCTCCAGCTCTGCCATGCGGCGGAACTGCTCGTCCGGCGACCACTTCACGCCCTCGTTGGGGGTAGCGGTGCAGCCGTACATTTCCATGATCCGGTACAGCACACCGTCGTAGTCCACCGCCCAATACCCCACAGAAAAAGGCTTTCCATAGCCAAAGTCGTAGCTGCGCATGATGTTCCACCCACGGGGCGGCTCAAAGGGCTCTATCACATGGCACCATCTGTGCTGCTTCCGCAGCTCCTCCACCGTGGTGCCCAAGTCCTTGGCCAGCTTGACCGGCGGGTCAGGCCGGAAGTCCTCGAAGAACTGCCCCTCAAAGATGTCCCAGCTGCCGTACAGCCACGCCTCCCGCAGCTTGGGCGGCAGGTTCTCCAGCTCCGTGATGTAGTCCGGCTGTGTTGCCATCAGCGCCTTGTTGTCGGTGACCAGTGCCTGAATGAAGCTGTAATTCTCCGGTTTCTCCCCGTCCTCAAAGCGCCTGTCTACAAAGAGGCGCTTGAAATACCCGTGGGCAGGCCCGCCGGGGTTCAGCGTGTAGTAGGTGCGCTTGGGAAAGCCGTTGGTGCCGCGCACACAGGCGTTGATCTTCTTGATCCAGTCCTCTTGCAGCTGCCCCGCCTCGTCCAGAAAGATCACGTCATACTCCGCGCCCTGGTACTGCATTAGGTCGCTGTCCGTGGCGCAGTAGCCGAAGGCCAGCGTGGAGCCGTTGCGGAAGGTGAACACCTTGTCGGACTTGTTGTATCTGGCAATGCCGTGCAGCTCCGGGCGCAGCACGTCAATGTGGTTGTTGGCCAGCTCCCGGTACGTCTTACGGACGATCAGCAGCTTAATGCCGGGATACTCGCAGGCCAGTATTTTGGCCTTGGTGCGCACGGCCCAGCTCTTGCCGCCGCCTCGCGCCCCGCCATAGGCCACATGCCGGTGGTCGTCCCGCAGGAAAGCGTCCTGCTTGTCGCTGACTTGAGACATATCCAGTATCATCGCTTGTACTCCTCCGGCAGTCCCGTGATCTCCAGCGTCTCGCCGCCACTCTCCACACCCTGCGCCATCGTCCATTTGTCGATCAGCGTACCCAGCGCCGTGGTGATCTGGGCAGGCGTGGCCTCTGCCAGCTTGTCGGGGTCGTTCAGCGCTGCCAGCCCCTTTCCGATGATCTCACACACCGTTTTCCGCTGGCTCTCCATGTAGGCCAGAATGTCCGTTGTGTTCTCCATTTTTTTCTGAATGCACAGTTCTGCAATGTCTGCATTTTCCTGCACAAGTTTCTTCACCGTGTTCAGGGAGCAGCCGTTGATCTTCGCCGTAGCGTTGTAGCTGCCAAGCTGCACATAGTCGGCCAGTATTTTCTTTTTCTGCCGGTCTGTCAGCCTTGCCGCCACAGTACACCACCCCTCCATGCAAAATCCTGTTTTGACGCGCCCGTCTCCCACCGCTGACGTTTGCCGTCGGCGCGTCCTACCCTCGCGGCGTTTTCCCGCGCACACCATCTGCCATATGGCAGCTTTGTCCCGCCCTACAGCGGTCAGGCGCTTTTTACGGCAGCGCCTGTGCCGTCCTGTATACCATGTTACCAAACCCCGAACAGCAATTTCTATCCCACCACCGCATACGACAAAAGAGGGGCCGTAGCCCCTCTTGTCTCACGGTTCATCTTCCCGATACTTCGCATCCAGCGCGGCGCATATCTCGCAGCGCCAGTAATCCCCGCAGCAGAACAGCTCCATCTGCAAGGCGTAGTCCTGCCGCTTCTGGTAAAAGGTCTGGTTCTGCCCGCCGGGGGTCAGCCCCTCGCATACGATCCTGTCTCTGCCGTTGTCCGTCACATAGTAGGGGCACACCACATATACCTGCCGATAGCTCCCGCTCGCCATGCGCCCCACCTGCCTTTCCTGTTTCGCCCCACAGCCTGTCTACAGATCCATCTTCTCCGCCAGATTAAACCGCAGCGCGGTCACGATCTCATCTCTTGTCATGTCGTTCCTCCTCACACCGCCACGCAGTCCATCAACTGCGCCATTGTCGTTATGGTCACGCCGCACCACTCCGGCAGGTTGGCCCGCACCAGAGCGGACGCCACCGGCGGACACACCGCATTGCCGCACCGCGCTACCTGAGCGCTCTTTTTGTATTCGTGGCCCTCATAATCACGGTCAATGATGTAGTCGGGCGGGAATCCCATAGCGTTGTACAGCTCACGGGGCGACAGCATCCGCAGCCCAATGTCCGCGATGTAGTACAGGCCGCCGCTGATTTCCAGCAGCAGCACATCATCCTCCGCCAGCGTATAGCCGCAGAACTCGTTCAGCAGGGCGCGAATCTCCGGCCAGTAGCCCAGGTCGTCACCGCTGTGCATCTTTGTCAGATGAGCCTTGCACACGGCGAAAGTACCGCCACTGCACGCCCGTTTCTTTCCGGCGCTGGCCGTCACTGTCTGCAACGGCTCCGAAGGCGATGTGCCCACATCGTCGCCCTTGAACTTCACCACATGGGCCGCACATACCGCATTGTGGTCAATGGCCGTCACCGTCGGCAAAGGATCTTCCACCTTTTCACCGACCACACCGCCGTAATACTTGGCGATATGCGCCGCCACCACAGCCTCCCGGTCATGGCTTGTCACTGTGTGCATGGGGTCATTCACATCCAACGGCCTGCCGCCGGTGTAATACTCCACCAGACTGGCGCAGGTCAGGCCGTAGCGGTTGGAAGCGTCCACCGTGTTGATGGGCGCCCCCAGCCCGGACGCCCGGACATGCTCTGTCTGCTCTGTGTGGTACTGAATCAGGGCCGGTGCCACGATACCGCCGGTATGCTTTGCCGTAATGGTCTTGTGGGCGTCTCCCACGGGCGCGATATGCCCGCCGCCGGAGTGGTTGCACTCCGCAAGAAACGGCGTCACCAGCATCTGATTACCAGCAGTTGTCACGGTATGCACCGGTTCTCCCACCGTTGCCCCCACGCTGTTGCTGGTGTTCGTCACCGTCACAGGAGCCAGCAGCGGCTTGCATAATTCATGCGCTCCAACTGCCGTAACAGTCGTCAAAGGCTTTTCAATGTCCTGCGCAGTGTTCTGGAATTTCTGCTGCACGATAAACGGCTTGCCGCTGCGGATGGTGAACTTGTCCACGCCCCGGATGATACGCCGCATGGTGTTCTTCGCCAGCGGACGCACAGCTTTCAGGCCGTACCTGTCCATGATCTCCGCCTTTGTGGCGAACACCGACGGGCAGGGCAGGCTCCAGTCGATGATCTCCGCCGCGCTGCGCCACTTGGGCAGCCCGTCCGCGCCAGTCTTGCTGTGTGTGGGCTTCGGCCACACAATGGGCTTCCCGTCGCAGCGGGCAATCATGTAGAATCTCTTGCGGGAGGTGGGCGCGCCGTAGTCCGCCGCGATCAGCTCCCGATACTCCACGGCATAGCCCAGCGCTTTGAGTTGAGCTATGAACTTCCGGAATGTGGTGCCCGCCAGCTTCTTCACCGGCTTGCCCTTCCGCACCGGCCCCCACGTCTGGAACTCCTCCACGTTTTCAAGGATAATGACGCGGGGCCGCACCTTCGCCGCCCAGCGCAGGGTGATCCACGCAAGGCCGCGAATCTTCCGGTCAACCAGCGCCGCCCCCTTGGCCTTGCTGAAATGTTTGCAGTCCGGCGAGAACCACGCCAGCCCCACGCGCCGCCCACGGCACACAGCCACGGGGTCAATGTCCCACACGGACGCCTGAAAATGCTCTGTGTACGGGTGGTTGGTCTTGTGCATCAGGATAGCCGCCGGATCGTGGTTGATGGCCAGCGCCACCAATCGGCCCGTGGCGATCTCGATACCCGTTGACGCCCCTCCGCCACCGGCGAAATTGTCCACGATGATCTCGCCGGTCATCGTCTCTTGTGCAAAAATCATATCAATCTCCAAACACAACGCCGCACTCGTCCTTCAGCATATCCTTGATGTGCTTCCGCTTGATGCGGCCTTCGTTTATTTCCTCTGCCAGCTTTTCCAGGCACTCATACAGATACGCAATGCTGTGGGTGTCCCGTCTGTCCTCGGTCTGCTCCTGAATGTGCCAGCCGCATTTGTCCATCAGCACCATTGCCACCATGTCCATGTTTTCCTGCGTTCCCTTCAAGCGGCCTTGCATAATCAGCCGCTCATCACGGGATAGATGCTGCTTACCCATTTTCCCGCCCCCTTGCCACCAGCCCGGCCCGGTTCATGGTGTACCTCCGAAGCTTGGTCATGCTCTGTTTCCGCCCGCAGCGCTCACACACGCCGCTCTCCCAGCGATCCCGCACCGGGTCACGCCGCTGCTCTTTGGTAGGCTGCATAATGTACTCGTGGGCCATTTCCTGCTGGCAGGCCCAGCACAGCCGCGCCACCTCCACTTTCCATATCCCACTTTTCACGTCGTCTCCACCTCCGTGATCGTCACACGTATGTAGGGCTTGTCGTGGAAATAATGCTCAATGCCTTTCACCCACCGGCGGCTGTCGTCGTGGAGCAAAATACCCTTCATGCCGTCCTCTATCAGCTTCGCCATGTAAGCGTGGTTGGAGCAATCCAGCCTGTCATTCCACTGAAAGGTCAGTACTACGGGCCTTTCAAAAGGCCGCGTGCGAATGTGGGCGGCGTTGATAGCGCCTACCGTCAGCGTGTGCCACAGTCTCGCGTCGTCCCGCCGCTTCGACCAGTGCTTTCCCGCATAGATAGCATTCAGCCCATATGCCTTGTTCCACGCCTTCTTTCCGGCGTCGGTGTCCGGATAGCGGATGATGAATGATTCTCTGCTCATGTCCGGCCCTCCAACGCCTTTTTCGCCTCGCCCCAGGTGATCCCATGCTCGGAGGCATATCGGGTAATCGGGTCAGGCGTGTTAGGCGGCAGTTTCTCCAGCAGCTCGTCGATCCAGTCCGGCCCGGACTTCTCCGGCTCCGAGATCTCCGGCGTCAGACCTGCCGTCAGGTTCGCCACATCCGGAAAAAAGTTCCCTTTCGGCGACCGGGCATAGGCAATGATCTTCTCCCGCACGCCGCCCTGATAGGGGTACGGCTTCAGCGCCAGCCACCACGCCGCTTTCCGGCTTTCCGAAACGGTTTCCCGTGGCCAGAACAGCCCCAGCGCCGTGAAAACCTGTTCAAATTCTTCTTTCGTCATGTTCTCTCCTTCTCCCGTACTGCCCTCTATACACCCCCCACAAGAAGAAAAATCTCTCTTGTTGTGGGTGTGTAAGGGGGATATAGGGGGATAGATAGGGGGTGTGGGGGAAAGGAAGGGGGACAAAGGGGGATTTTCGCGCTCGCCGCCGTCGTGCGCTGGCTCGATTCCGGCCAGCCGTCACGGTTCGCGCCCACGATACACCCCGCTGTGTTGTTCCTTTCCTTCCACATTTGCTTCAAAACGGCCAATCTTCTTCGTCCTCGATCTCGGCAAACTCTCCCTCGCCCGGCTCCACGTCCACGGCCTTACCTGCCGCCTTGTAGCCGCCGGAGGAATCGCCCTCCTTCTTGCTGTCACCGAAATACACGTTGTCGGCCACGACCTCGGCGCTGCGGCGCTTGTTGCCGTCCTTGTCCTGCCAGTCACGAAGCTGCAACCGGCCCTCCACGATAGCCATACGGCCCTTGGTGAAGTACTTGCTGACGAACTCGGCGCTGCTGCGCCATGCCACCACCTCGATGAAGTCCGTCTCCTTGGTGCCGTCGGCGTTCTTATAGTCCCGGTCGACCGCCAGCGCGAACCCGGCCACCGCCGTACCGTTCTGCGTCCGCCGCAGCTCCGGATCACGGGTCAGGCGTCCCATGATGAAAATCTTGTTCAGCATTTCTTATCCTCCAGTCTGTACTCGGCGAAGCTCACGCTCTCGCCGAACCTGTTTTTCTCTGATACCATCCGCTTCCGGATGGCGTGGCCCGCTTTCTTCAGATCCCAGATCCTTGCGCCCAACCGGTAGCAGCCGAACTCCCTGGCCGCGTCCAGCTGGGTAATGGGGCCTACATCCCGCATATACCGCAGGATTTTCTCACACTGTGTCATAGGGTCTCCTATAAGTAGCTCTTGCCGAACGCCCGGATAAACTCCGCCTCCGTCCAGCCCTGTTCCTGCATGATCTTCACTTGAAACTCCCGGCGCAGGCGGCGCATCACGTCCCCGTCCCGGTGGACGGCGTGTTCTCCGTTCCGGTGGCACGCATTGCCGCACAGGTCTACCACAGCGCCGTATTTCTCGCTTTTCTTCCGGTCAGCGTGGTTCCCGCCAAACACATGGTGCCGCTCCAGCGGGTCGGCGCTGCCGTTTTTGCGGCAGAAATAACACCGTCTCTCACCCATTCATCAATACCTCCGTTCCGTCAGGTACATACTCCGGGCAGTAATGGATGGCGAAAGATGTGACCTCGCCCGCATTCCCCTGATATTTCGTGGTGGGGGTCGCGTCCCAGCCCTTCACAGGCTCCGGGTACTTCTGCGACCAGCTGCACCCTCCGGCGTAGTTCCGGCACGTCCAGCATGGTTGTGGATGGCCGGGGCGGCGGTCTGCCTTTCTCCTCGCCTTACAGCCGCAGCTGTATGCGCCTCTCAGATTCCGCGCCAGTACCACCCGCGTCTTGCCGCAGTCGCACACGCAGAGCCATTTCGGCCCATCCGGCCCCGATCCGAGACAGTGGTCGACCACCAGCATCCCGTGCCGCTCTCCCGTGTGATCAGTGCGGCGCGACCCTGTTGTGCCGCCCCGGTGCAGCTGCTTTCCCGGCCGGAAGGTCGCTTCCCACGTCCACCCCCTGTCCAGCCGGTTCCGCAATGTCTTTTGCGGCAGTTCCAGTTCCTTCGCCCATTGCCGCATGGTCAGGGACTTTCCGTGGGCAGTATAGATTTTTGCCGCGCTCATACGCTCACCTCACCCCAGCGGGACACAAGCGCGTCCAGCTCTCTGGGCGTCATAGTTTCGATGCCATTTTGTTTGCAGTCCGCCACCACCAACTCAATGAGCTGTGACATCTGAGCCGTGTCGTAATCGCTGGAAGATAGGTAAGACCGGACATTGTGATAGCCCTTGATGTTGCGGCACGGCCCCATGTCCTCGATCATCCGGCCAATATGGCCGCTGCACCAGACTTTTTCCCATGCGTCAATGCGATCCTCCCGCACCGGAACCACTTCATAGCCGCCGCCGATATCCGGGATATATGTCCGGTAGATGCCCTCCGGCTCGATCTTCAGCTTGTCCGCCAGCCGATTCACCAGCACCCAGAAATAGGCGTTGGCGTCCAGACTGCGGCCCTTGCGCTTCAACGTCAGGTTGTATTCCTTCCCGGCTTTCAGGCTGTCGCATACGTTCATGGCCGTCTTGTCGCTGCCCACCCGGAAGGCCAGCCACGACCCGTCGCCGTCCCGCAGCCACCGGGCGGCGTCCACCGTCACCTGCTGCATGGCACTTCCTCCTTTCGGGGCCACCGGCCTGTTTTCAGGCACGTGGCCAGATACCGCAGCCGGGGCAGATACTTCTCCTCCACCCACGTCTCATCGTACTCCACGGGCCACAGGCTGATCCTGCCGGGGTCGACGGGCAAAAAGAAGTTCTGCTTCTCCGCTTCGCCGACCGGATAGGCCGCGATCCGGCACATCTTCCGCCGCCGCAGGCCCCACCCACTGGCGAACATCTCCACCTGACACTGCATCCAGTAGGCGCGGCTCACCTTGAAGGGAGCCTTGCTGTAGGTCTTGACCTCCGTAACGGTCTGGGCATCGTCCCCGTCGTAGTTCACCCGCAGCCGCAGGGCGTAAACCTTGATCTGGCGGTCGCGGGTCTTTACCCCCATCGCGTCCAGAATCTTGTGTTCATAGGCCGTGCCCGCCTGCATGGCGGCGTTGGTGTAGTGATCCTGCCGGATGCCCAGCTTCACCGCCCACCACTTTCGGAACGTCTCCGTCTCCCACGATCCCATGATGGTGGCCGTGTCCGATGCCCCGAACCACCCGCTCCTGTCCTGATCGTGGATCACAGCTTGCTCACCGCTTTCTCAAGGCCGTCCAGCTTGGCGAAGTAGCCCATCAGCTGGTTCAGCTGCTTGTCGTTGATCCGCAGGGCGGCCAGCAGGTCTTTGTGATCCAGCCCCGCCTTTTCCTTGGCGGTAATGGCCCGCTCCAGCCGCTCCCGGATGGCCCAGATGCTGTGGCGGCTCAGATCGTCCTCGCCGTCGTCCCCGTCGCCGCTCTCGGCCCACAGGTCGAAGCCCAGCCCCGTCCGCAGGCCCACACCCTTCACGAAGGCGCGGGCCTGCGCGTTGGAAATACGCAGCTGGTTCAGCGTGTCCTCATAGACCACCAGCGCCCCGTTCAGCAGCGGCGTGTCCATGTTGAACACCAGCTCGTCAATATGGATCTCCACGCTGACGAACCAGCATTGCGTCTTGTAGCCCTTCCGGGTGGTCACGTCCGCTTGCGGCCATAGATAGGTTTTCGTCTCCGGGCAGACGCGGGGCGTGAACCATACGTCCTTTGCGCCATGCTCGTGCAGCAGCTTCACGCACTTGGCCCAATTCAGATAGGGGATATCCACCACGTTTCCGTTGTCGTCCTTGGCCTTCCGCGTCTCGCAGAAAGGCCGTACATCGACCTTAATCAGTTCTTCAAAGGGTAACAGTGCCATTTTTCTTTGCCTCCTCATAAATTTTCTTCAAATCCGCCCAGCTGTTGCCGTCCAGCACGTCGTCCAGCCAAGCCCCTTCCGTGTCGCCCAACTCCTGAGCGCCTTTTTCAAACAGGTTGATGATGGCGATCCTCCGACAGTCCGGGCAGAGATACCATGTCTGGTAGTGCTCTACAAAACCGCATTCATCCCAGCTGGAATAGCTGTCGCAGATATCGCAGGGATAGACCTCTTCAAAGTCGGTGTCGCCGCAGCAGGGACACACCTTCGCCCCGTGGCCTTTGTCCCAAAAATCGGGATCATACCGGGGTTCCTCGAATTCCCGCCCGGTCGCATTGCATCGGTACATGATTGACTTATCCTTTCAGCGTCTTTTGCTCCGCGAACTTATAGCACATGTGCGCCGCGTAGCTGATGGACTTGATCAGATCCAGCTCCGTGTCGCCGAAGATCTTTGCCCAGGCATACACCATCTCCTCCTCGCCAAAGGAGACGCCCAGCCGAAGCCTGTCCGGATGCACAGATAAGGTCAGATGGTAGGTCGATGCCCCCCCCTGAACGACAACCGTCTTTTCTTTAGGCAGAAAAGCGTCCTCCGGCAAGCCGAAGGTCTTACACAAAAACGAAAGGACAACCTCATTCATTTCGCCACGGGCGTAGGCGTTACTAAACACGCTGGTCGTGCGTCCGATGGATTCCGCCAGTTCCTTTCGACTCTCCGGACGGGATTCCTCCCATTCGCGCAATGCGTCCGGGTCTATCTTAATCTGTGCCATTTCAAACCTCTTTTCTTGACATCCGCCCCAAAGGGCGGTAAACTGTTCCTGTAAAATCTTTTTCAAGGGTTTTGCCCGCCCCGACGGAGTGCCAGCTCCGCCGGGGCTTTTTTTACTTACATCATCACGACCACACGGCCATCGTCGATCATGTCCTTCAGCGCTTCCTCCAGATATGCCTTGATGGTCTTGCGGGCTGCCAGCTTCCACATGCCGCCGTCCGCCTCCGTGAAGGTAATGCCCCGCTCGTCAATGCGGATCAGGAACAGGCCCTCCGGCTGTTCCACCTCTTGGAAGGTACGGTAAGGCCGCAGCTTCACCAGCGGGCGGATGGTGCTGTTCTGCTGGAGCGAAACGCCCTTCTGTGTGACCACTGTCGTCGCCACGCCAATGTCGTTGTATGTGACTTTCGCGCCGCAAGTGATCTGGCTCAGCAGCGTCAGCGTGTAATCGCGGTCGCCGCCATCCTGAAAACGGGTCTGCAAGGCCACAGCCGCCTTGTCAAAGGCCATCTTCACCTCGCCGTCCCAGCCGGGAACGTCTTTGGCCTGTGCCTCGTAGTAGAAAATACGTGCCTCCCGCAAGTCCTTCTGCGGATGGCCGAAGCAGGCCACGGTCATGTGATCCTTCACGGACAGATACAGCTTGTCCGCACTGCGATCACCACGGACGCCCTCCGTCCTGACCATCTGCACCAGTGCGTCCAGACTGTTCAGCGCCAGGCAATCCTGATAGACCGCCTCCGGGATGATCTCCTGCGCTTCGCCGTCTTTGTTCACGGCGTAGGTGCAACCATCCTTGTCCAGAATGATCGGCTTTGCCAGTTCCTCGATCTTTTCAATGGCTTCCTTCAACATGATTCTTTCTCCTTTTTATTCAAAATTGACCAGCTTCAAGCGGGCCGGTGCTTCCTGTTCGCTGCCGTCAACGGCAATCTGGCCGGGAATCTGCGGCACCATCTCCACCACCGTATGCTCGTCCACGGCGTACAGCATCGTGGTGGCGGGGTTGGACGGGGCCAGCGTCGTCTTGACCAGACAGTTGACCACGATGTTCTGGCGGGTGTCGTCGGGGCAAAGCTCCAGCGTGATGGTCACCTTGCGCTTTGCCTTGGCAGCTGTGTTGGGGTCGAAGATGTTTTCCATCAGGTGCGGCATTTCGTAGTCCACGCGCTCCTGAAAGGCGCCCCGGCACATCTGCAAGATAGACCGCTGGGCCTCTTCTCGGTTTTCGATCTGCAAAATAATTCCTCCTTTTCAGCGGGCGTTACCCGCAAAATCATCTCTTGTGTCTGTGTTTCATGCGGGCCTTCTTCGCGGAGGCTTTCCGCTTTCCGGCGCTGGCGTCCCGCGAAGCCTCGGCGGCTGCGGCCCGTGCGGCATACACCTTATCCCGCGCCGCCCGATACTCGGCGTACCCGTGGGAGCAGTGCAGCATGCAGTCGCCGCTTCTGTCCGGGCAGTCCGGCGTACAGGGGCTTTGCGGCACGATCTGGTGCTCCAGCATCACGCTCATACCACCACCCCCTGTTTCGCCTTCAGGCGGGCTTTTTTGTACTGGTACTGCCTGTCCGCCTTGTAGCCCTCCGGGTCTGTAAGCCGGTACTGGCGCTGATACTCGCGGTTGTATTCCCGTACATGGTCGCGGTTTTTGTCTCGCCATTGGCGGTTATATGCCGACCGGTCAGGGCGCTTTTTCTCCCGCTCCCGGCGGCGCTCCTCGGTTTTCCCGTCATACCACCCCTTGTACTTGTAGCTGGCCTGATAACAGGTTGTGGAGCAGTAGTAGGTGGTGGCCTGCCGTTTCCCGTCTCGCGGCACCTGACGCACCCACGGCGTATCCGCCGTTGTAACGAAGCTCTTCCCGCAGATCCCGCAGGTGCGGAACAGCGTCAGCCGCTTGTCCACGACCTTTCGCTTTACACTCATCCCGACACCTCCCCCATCAGGTCGAACAGGGAAATGTTCATGTCCTCCCGCTCGAACTCCTGCAGGTAGCCCACAGCGTCCCGGAAATAGCCGTTGTTCAGTTCACAGGCAAGACCCTTTCGCCCCGCCTTGACCGCCTCCAGCGGCACCGTGCCGATCCCGCCGAAGGGATCATACACAAGGTCGCCGGGGTTGCTGTACCGGTTGATGCAGCGGTCTACAATATCCAACTGGAGAGGGCAGACGTGGAGCTGCTGGCGGCGCTGGCTCTGGGTGGTATTCAGGGTGCGCATTCGGTTGATATCGTCCCACACCTCATCCGTCCAGCTTCCGGGTGCCACCACCATGAATGTGGCGGGCAGCTTCCCGTTTTCGTCCAGCTCCTTTGCCATGCGGACGTGTTCGGCGTAGTCATATACTGTGCCGCGACTGTACTTGCGGTAGGCCGCCTGGATCTTGCCGGTGTCCATGGCCATGATCTCCTCTTTCGTCACCAGCCGGTCGCCGGAGGAGCGCCAATACCCGTGAGCGTCTATCTGCCACTGGGCGCGGGTGTATTCCTCTTTTGTCTTATGTACCGGCTCGTCGGCGTAGGCTTTGCTCCGGTCGGTGGGCAGCTTCCGGAATAAAAGAATGTACTCCGGACAGCCGACGCCCATCTTGGAACCGTCCTTGCACTGCTCTGTCCAGCCCAGCCGGTACGTCTGGTTGTTCTCCCGCACCACATCCGTGACCACCGTAATCATGCCGAAGTAGGCAAAGCCGTGCTGCATATAGTGCCGGATGCACATGGCGTGGAACGGCTCCATGGTGGGCATTCCCATGCCGGTGGCATTGCCGAACAGCACCCGATCCTTGACGTGGCAGCAGAACACGCGCCCCGGCTTCAGCACCCGCAGCAGGTTAGGACTGAGATAGTCCATCTGCTCAAAGAACCGGCGGGTATCCTCGTTGTGGCCGAAGTCGTTATAGCTGGGGGTGTATTCGTAATGGTTGGAAAATGGGATGGAGGTCAGAATCATGTCCACGCTGTTTTCGGCCATCCTTGCCGTTTCCTCCACGCAGTCGTTATTCACCAGCGTGTAATTTTTGCCTTTCACTTCCACGCGATCCACTCCTATGCTTCTGGCCATGCGCTCCGTTTGGGCGGAACCGCTCAAGCCGTATTTCTGCACGATCTCCCGCATCTTGCCTTGCAGGTACTCGTGCTGCTTCCATTTCTCCATCAGCACACGGTAAATGGGATCTTCCGCCGCCGTGTAAATAATGTCGATCACCACCTGCTCCGTCTGGAGGAAACGGTAAATGCGGTGTACCGCCTGAATGAAATCGTTAAATTCATAGTCGATACCGACGAAAATCGCCCTGTGGCAATGGCGTTGGAAGTTGCACCCGCTGCCGCTCAGGCTCTTTTTGGTGGCAAACAGCCGGCAGCGGCCCTCCGAGAAGTCGATCACCTGCTTCTCCCGCTGGGCATAGTCCATACTGCCGTAGATATCTACGGTGTCCGGCAGAGCCTTGCAGATGGCGTGCCGCTCCGCCTCCAGATCGTGCCACAGGATAAAGTGGGCTTCCGGGTCACTGTCCACGATCTCTTTCGCCACGGCCACGCGCTCGTCAATGCTCTCCCGCTTCTCCCGTGACGCTTCCGCCAGCGATACCGCCGCGTCGTGCATCAGCTTGAATTGGCCGTCCCGGTCAGCGTCCTCGCCGTACCGGCCCCGCACGATATGCGTCCGCACATCCAGCGGCGGCAGTGCATAGCCGGTGTCGTCATAGCCAAGGTCAGAGGGCTTCCCGATAAACAACGCCCAGCTGGACACCCACAGCCAGAATTCATCTTCCTTGTGGGGGTACAGCGTCAGGTTGTTGGCCTTGGTGCTGTCCCGCTGGAAAAACCGTGTCAGGGCCTGTCCCGTGTCCATGATCTCCAGATACCCGGCGTAGTGGATCAGCTCCTTGTACCGGTTGGGCGATGGTGTCGCCGTGGAAACCAGCTTGTACTTCACGCCCTGAAATTTCGGCAGAAACGTCTGGTAGGTCTTGCTGCCAAAGGAACGCAGCACAGACGCTTCATCCAGCGCCACGGCCGTGAACCGCGTGGGATCTATGTCCCCGTCCCGTACCCGCTCATAGTTGGTCATTAAGATATCTCCGGCGGCGCTGTCCGCTTCCGCCATGGTGGTGATGTACTCCGGCGCCGCGTAATGCAGCAGCTCCACCGCGTCCCGCGTGAACTCCTGCCGGACGCCCAGCGGCAGCACGATCAGCGCTTTGCCGCCCTCGTGGCGCACCGCTTGATGGCAGAACTCCAGCTCCTGCACGGTCTTGCCGAGGCCGAAGCTCTCAAACAGCGCCCGCCTGCCGCCCCGCAGCGCCCATAAAACAGCGTCCCGCTGGTGCGGCTTCAGCGCCGGGTTGATCTCCTCCGGCGGCAGCGTAAAGCCTGTCTCACTGGCCAGCACGATCTTGGAGCGGAGAAATTCAAGATATGTCTCCACTGTTCATCACCGCCGCCCTTCCAGCCGGTCGATCAGGTGCATGAACTTCACGGCCACGGTCAGCGCCCCGATATAGATCATGATGTAGGCGATCATGCGCACACCGTCCTTTCTGCGATCCATTTGTCCAGCAGCGTCTTGAAAATCTGGAACGACCGGCAGCCCTCCGCGCTGACGATGCAGATGCCGAACGGATACTGCCCCTGCTGGATGCCGTTGGCCAGCGCCGGATTGGAAATGCTCAGGCCATGCTGCCGCAGATACGCGGCGGTCTGATTCAGTGTTAATGTCTCGATCATTGGTTTCTCCTTCCTGTGGTAAGGTGGTTTTTCTTGTGCCGTCTGTCCTTTCATGGTAGAATTGAGAGGAAAGGCGGTGTTCTTGTGATTTTTTATCCAATTTTCTATGCGCCAAATGAGAACTGGGCTGTTGCTGCATCATTAGAATCCGGTGGATTTTCGCCCGATTGTGCTTTCGCAATGTCCGCCACGCTGGGCGGTGTTTGCCTTGCCTTTGAAAACATCTTCGGAAAAGACATTCTCCGCCAATACCCGCGCCTGACTGTTCTGAATTCTTCGGAAACACCGCAATGCTTTTCCGGTGCCCAGTTGATTTTCCTGTCCACCGAGGGGAATTACCCCCAGCAGCATATCTACCAGTTCGCCCATGAGCTGCGCCACTTCGTGATCCATAAGCCCGTGTGCAGTGCCTATCGTTGGCTGTCGGAAACGCTGTGCGAGGTCATGTCATGGTGTGCTTTGTCATGGGTCTATGAACACCGGGAGGATGCCCCTCTGTGGCCATGTCGCGGCATATACGCCTCTTTTCCTGACTACATCGCCAACTCCCGGCAAGACCGGCTGGAACTTGACGGGCAGCCCCTGCGCCAATTCGTCGCGCAGAACCTGTCCCATTTGCGCGTCGACTGTTATGACCGCCGCATGAACCGCGCCATCGCCAATGAACTGTTTCCTCTGTTCCGAGATCACCCGGAACTATGGCAAGCCGCATTACAGCTTCCGCAGCTTACTGATGAAATGCCGCTGGATGCCGCCTTGCACCTCATTTGCGATACAGCGGAGGTATCAAGTGATCTCCGTGATACCCTTGTCGGGCTGCTGGTCGGTCGGCAGTAGACGGCGCTCAAGCAGCTCCACGGTCTGCCACACCACGAAATAGTCCACCGGCACATATTTGTTTCCGTTCGCGTCCCGCTGCGCTGCGCTCTTGGCTTCCATCGCCTTGCGCAGTTCTGCAACAAGGTGCTGCGTCAGGTCTGTGTCATTCGCAGCCCCGTATACGCCCATCGGCCCTACAATCCCCATTCCTCTCACCTCCCCGCCCGCACCCCGTGCGGGCTGTTTTTACGTTGCCTTGCTGGCCTTGATCTGCTGAATTGCCTCCATCATGCGGTCTTTTGCTCCGGCCGAATTCTTCTTGCCGTTCAAAAGCATTGAGATGTATGGCACAGTCACACCCATCTTGGCGGCGAGTTCTGCTTGCGTGATCCCGTTGATATGCAGTGCGGCCACTACATCGCCAGTCCATTTTGCAGGCACTTGTGGTTCCCTCCCCTCAAAATACTATATTTTGTAGTTGAAAAAGTTAAACAAGTGTGGTATTATGTTCGTGTCACCAAACATACGCATTAAGCTAATTAAGTGCACCAGCTTTTTGCGCCACACAGTTTTAATTTGTTTAACCGTGTTTCTATATTATTACTTAAATTTCTTAAAGTCAACATAAACAGGTTAAATTTCTTAAAACTGTTAAATTGCACAGTTTTAAGGAGCAATTATTATGACCTTTTACGAATGGTTTACGGCGCAGTGTGTCACCCATAACACTACGCCATCCGCTGTAGCTGTTGCTGTGGGTGTGTCGCCAGCCGCAGCAAACGGCTGGAAGGGCGGCTCCATGCCGAAATCTGTCACTCTCATGCGCATAGAGAACTACTTTGGCGAAAAATACAGTGCCCCGACCACAGACGATACCTTGCAAACCCTGAAAGACGAAGAAAAAGCGCTCCTGCATTCCTACCGTACCATGACGGAGGAGCAGAAGCGCATGATGTCTGTATTTATTAAAGGATTGAAAAATGATTCTTGAAAACGCGGATTACTTCATCAAATTTGTGGATTTTCCTGTTTGTTCCTGCGGCGGCGTGATCCTGTTGAACGAGGACGGTACATATACCATTCTTCTCAACAGCCGCTTGAGCCGCCAGCAGAACAGGGACAGCCTGATCCACGAACTGAACCACATCAAAAACGGGGATTTTTACAGAGAAATCCCTATCAAACAAATTGAAACCGAAGCTGGATAAGGAGGGCGTATCCCGAATGTTGTTCAGAAAGAAAACCTCAGCAGAAAAAGTAGCCGCTGCATACTTAAAGCACACATCCTTTATGGGGTCTGTCGCGTCTATGTCCCCCATTGCGCATAACGCCAGATTTGAAGTCCTGCCCATGGCCTATGTGGTATGCGATCATGCCGGATTCAGTGCCCATGCCATTTGTTTACCTTATCGCAAAGCAATTCTTGATGAAGTTGAAAGGCTTTGCTCACATTCTCAAGATAAGCTCAAAGAATTCTTTCAACGTGTAGATTTATACCGTGATGTTTTGAAACGGGGGGAGATTCGGGCGGACTGGATGGTGGGCCTCGGAGGAGGTTCTGAGATTCTTTCTTCTCACCCTGTTCTGATTTGTTGCGGCGTCTTGGGTGACATACTAACAAACCCTGTATGCACAGAAGACTATTATGCAGCACCATTTTACTTTGGCGATCTTGGCGAGAACTTCCGCTTCACAAACGAAGTCATGGATAAAATCGTTCCAGACGCATTCAAATTGTCAAATGAGGTTTATAGTATTTTATCAAAATAGCAAATTCAGTCTCAACACTTTAAGGGGGTATTCATGAGTATCGGCGACCGCATCAAACAGGCCCGGAAAAAGCGTGGCATGTCCTGCAAGGAGTTGGCCACATTGGTGGGTGTAACCCCCAGCGCCATTACCAACTATGAAAACGGCATCAGTTTTCCGAAACCGCAGGTGCTATGCGCCCTGTTCGGTGCCCTCCGGGTCGATGCGAACTTTCTCTTTCAGGACTATTTACCTTAGCTAAATTCCGGCAGAACCTTCAAAAAAGCAAACAAATAACGGAATAACGGCATATCGTTTCGTTATTTTGTACAAATATCATAAAACCGGATTGACTTTTGTACCGTCAGGTAATATTATGCGAATATAGTATTACTTATAGGTAATACTATATTGCAAAGGAGAACCGAATGAACAAAGATGAAGTATTGAGCTATCTTCAGGACTATTTTGCATCCATCGATGCCTCTGAGGAATTATTGCCGGAACTGCTGGCTTTAATTGCTGAATCCGGTGTCGAAGATGCTGTGTTCAGGCTTATTTTGCTGCGCCTGCGCATACTGTTAGCTCTCGGTGTTAGTGCGACACAACACAAGGAGTTCGAGCCGATCAAAAGCGGCTTATACAGTATGCACTTAGCGGGGAAGGGCTTTAACATTCGCATTTTGTATTCGTTTCTCCCAAACCGCAAGCCTGTTTTGCTTCTTGCCTTCTATGAGCGGGAAGGTAAGCGCAAAACGGATTACACCCCGTATATTGATCCAGCGCTTTCGCGGTTGCAACGGTTTAAGGAGGAGTTTTAAGATGTCTCAAGGTATGAACGATCTGTTGGCGGGGCTTTCCGCCTCGCTCTCCGCAGAGGAAGCCACACTGGCTAGTTTAGAAGCAATTATTTGCGGTGAAATCATCACTCAACGTATCGAACGAGGTATGACACAAAAGCAGTTCGCCGAATTTATGGAAGTCTCTCAAAGCATGGTTTCCAAGTGGGAAAAGGGTGAGTGTAACTTTACGCTTCAATCTCTGGTGAAAATCGCGTCAAAATTAGGCCTGTCGCTCCAGTCTCCTATCGTTCCCCATACACCCGCCCATATCCAGTCGCAGGCGACAACAGTAACTTTCCCCGGAAAATGGCATACCAGAGCAACAACACCGCCTGTATATCAATCCACAGAGTTGAAGGAAATGTAAGGAGGTTCACTATGTACGCTTATGCAAACGGATTCCAGATCTCTGTCAAGAATGACCAGAGCGAGGTTCTTCTTCATTTTACACAATCTTCTCCTGTTTTCAGCCGTGGGGATAATAGTATCACGGAGACACAAGAAGAGGTCGTTTCTTCCGTTATTTTAACCGGTAATCTGGCGAAAGAGCTTCTTAAAAACATGGAGGAGCTTCTTTCTTCTACGCCCGAATAGTATCATAAAACAAAAAAAGACTGCCCCGGTCTTGCACACCGGAGCAGTCGTGTAGAACATATCCGCCTTACCACAGGGAGTAGTCTACCCTTTTATGGTAGCATACCCGGAAAGGAATGTCAAATGCTTTGCAAAACATGCAAACAGGAAATACCGGATTCGTCCGCCTTTTGCCCGTGGTGCGGGAAAAAGCAGGCCGCAGCGCCCCGCAAGGCGTTGAAGCGCCCCAACGGTGCCGGAAGTGTCTATAAGCTCTCAGGCCGCCGCAAAAAGCCGTGGGCAGCCTCCAAGAACCGTGTTATCATTGGCTGCTACGAAAAGAAAACCGACGCGCTGGCCGCACTGGAAAAGCTCTCCGGCAAAAGTCTTACCGAACGATATAATATGACCTTCAAGGAAGTCTTTGAGGAATGGAAGGTGGAACACTACCGCGAGATCGGCGAGAAGGGCGTTGAATCCTACGACCGCGCCTATGATGTATTCGAGCCGCTGCACGACCGGAAGTTCCGCAGCCTCCGCACCGCAGACTTTCAGGCCGTCCTTGACAAGTACATGGATAAGAGCCATTCCACGGTGAATAAATACAAGCAGCTTATTACCCAAATGTCCACATGGGCCGTGCGCGAGGAGATCTGCACCACCAACTTTGCCCGGTTTGTCAAGCTGCCGGAAAACGTCAAAAAGGAAAAAGAGATTTTCACCGCCGCCGAGATCAAAAAGCTGGAGAAGGACGGCAGCGACGCCGCCAAGATCGTCCTCATGCTCCTTGCCACCGGCATGCGCATCGGCGAGTTGTTCAGCTTGCCGTTGAAGGACTACCACAAGGATTATGTGGTGGGTGGCGAGAAAACAGAAGCCGGCCGGAATCGCATTATTCCCATCAGGCCGGAGGGAAAGCCGTACTTTGAATACTTCGCCCAGAAGGCCGATGGCGATCTGCTCCTGTCCGGCTACGAGGGGCAGAAAGTGCCCGCCAACTTCCGCCGCCGGGACTACTACCCGCTGCTGGAAAAGCTCAAGATAAAAAGAAAGACCCCCCACGCCACGCGGCACACTTACGCCACCCGCGCAGTCAAGGAAGGTCTTGCCCCTGAAATTCTTCAAAAAGTCCTCGGCCATGCCAATTATTCCACCACCGCCAATGTCTACACACACCTTGACCCGGAAACGCTGATAAACGCGGTTACTAACACGTTACTAACAAATGCCAAAAAGTCAGAAAATGAAAAAACCTCGTAACCCGCATAGTTACGAGGTTTTTCTTGGTGGAGACTGCTGGACTCGAACCAGTGACCTCCTGCGTGTGAAATATAAGCA